AAGATTTGCTTCTTGTTGTTTCGCAATGTTAGCGATTGATTGAAGTGTCTTGTCGGTATAACCACCAACTAAACCACCAGCATCGGTGATAAAGACATTACCATTCAACATCTTCGCACAGCAATAACTTGTCTCGTTATCACCTCTCCCACTAGGGTCTATAGCTAATACTGAACCTTGGTAATCCATCCAGTCACCTTGTATTTGCATTGGCCTATAGAAAGCATCCGAATGTAAACCTACACATGGTAGCTCCTCATGTTTTAATTCTGGACTACTAGCCCATATTACTTTTTCTGGAGCTGTCTTTGGATTTAAAGACATTACGACCAAATCAGATAATTTTAATGGATATTTATTTGCATCACTAATGGATGTATCCAACATGAATTGAAGATTAAAACCAGAAGCTCCATAAGATAACTCCCTTTTTTTATTTTCTTCATCATCAAATCTTTCTGCATCTGTAGGTTTTCCTTGAATATCTATATTCCAAGTATTTCGAATTGTTGGAGCTAATGTATCTCCAAAGTTTCTCAACTGTTTTTCACTAGGATACCTTGCAGGCCATATTCTTTGTTTATAACCTCTTGTTGTTAATTGGTTATATAAAGACATTTCATTTTGCATTGTGCCAAGGAATATTATGCGACCCCCTGGTTTGAGAATACTTTCAAACTCTTTTACCTGTTCTGAAAGTTTATCTCTCATCCCCATGGTTGCAGAGTTATTGGCACTTTCCACATCGTCTGCAATTACGAGGTCGCTTCGACTACCTGTTAATTGCCCTGTAATTCCCAGAGACTTCACTGATGGAGCATGCGATGCTCTCGCAGGTTTTACATCGAAGCTCACTTTAGATTGCCTTTGGTCATCACCAGGTTTTAAGTGAGCTAAAACATCAATCTCATTAATTAATCGTAGCGTAAATGTAGAAAAGTCATCTGCTCTGTTTTTAGATGCAGAAACTACTAATATGTTTAATTGAGGATTTAATAATAATTGGTGACATACATAAGCTGATGTAATCCAACTTTTACCTACTCCTCTAAACGCATTAATAATAATTCTTTTATCTTTAGATTGTATAAAATTAGCTATGTCATACTGAACCTGGGTAGGTCTAGGTAATGCTAAATGTTTCCAAACTGAATATAAAAAGTTTCTAAAATCTTTTAGTTTAGTTGGTATCTTTTCCATGGAGAACTAAATCCTCTTCAGTGTTGAATGGTAATTCATCAACTAAAGATTTAAGTGGTGAGTTGTCTGTTGGAATAGCCTCTATACCATTGTCTTTTAAAAACTGTCTAGCAACATTAAGGTCAGAAGCTTTTGCCTCTGGGTCTTTAACACGCTTTAAAAGTTCTTCTGCAAGAACTTCATGTAATTCTTTTAATTGTTTCATATTATTTTTTTGAATTTATATAATTATAAACTCTACCTATTTGTTTATCTATTTGGACTAACTCTCCATTAATCATTCTTGTAAATTCTTTTAATTCTACAATTGATATTAAAACCCAACCTGAAAGACCTGCTAGAATAAAACCAACTAAAGCAACAAGTGTTTTAACATCTATTTTCATATACCTTGTAAGTCCTTACTTTTAGCTAGTATGTTTTTCTTTGCTCTAGGTCGAGCAATACTATCCATACTTCTTTTTCTTAATTGAGCATCAGCAGACTTTTTTCTCATGTAGTCTTTGATTGCTTTAGTTAAGTCATATTTAAAATTCATTTTTGTTTTCTCTTTTTTCTTAAAAGTTTAACTCTTGTTTGCCATAGCCATGATGTAAGTTTTACAGAGTAAGTCTCTATAACTGAAAAGAAAGTGTCTATACTTTCAAAAAATTTATATAAAAATTTATCTATCATATTGTGTTTACTTCCTTACACTCAAATTTAATTGCGAATTTTTCTGCGTTTACTTCTTCTTCACCTAAATCAATTAAAGCTTGATAAGAACGAAGATACCCTGCGCTAGCACATTGGTAATATGTTGGGTATTCTTTTGGTGTTATCTGTTGATACAGACATTTAGGCTCACCTATAAAACTACATAGGTAAAGTATTAAAACATACTTCATACTCTACCTTGTCTGTTATATTTTTTAAAAGAACGCTTTTCGCTTTTGTTTAAACTTTTCTTGTGAGTTCTAATTCTCTTTTTAGGTTTAGGCCGAGGTTCATAATGAACGAATTTTTGTTTAGCCATTCCACTTAAAAAAACCTACCAATCCAACTATTAAAGTTCCTAAAAATACAAGTACACTTATTGCGCCTTTACCTTTAGATACTTCAGTTCTTAAAGATTTAACTTCTTTATTTAATTCTTTAATACTCTCTTGAATTTGCTTCATTCTCTCTGCACATAACTTTTCGTGTGCTGAAAGTCTTACACCTGCTGATACTTCAGCATAATCTTTTGGTGTAATTTTTTTTCTAGGCATTATGAAATAACGATAATAGCACCGCCACCTCCTTGACCTGCATCTGGTACTCCTCCATCAGCAGAACCAGTACCTCCACCGCCTCCACCATAAGAGCCACCTCCGCCTCCATAAGAAAGTCTTGTTGAACCAGATGAACCTGCTGAACCACCTGCATTTCCACCACCATTAGTAGCAGTCACACCTACACCACCACCGATACCTCCAGATGTATAACCTGTTCCTGCTGAACCTATGTTTCCTGTAATATCACTTCCATCAGCATCTAATCCTCCACTTCCTCCACCACCTGTGTAGTAAGTTGAAGAACCATTACCGCCATTACCAGATACAGCAGAATTAGGAGTAGAACCATCAGAACCACCTCCGCCTCCACCTGCACCTCCATTAGTTCCATTAGAACCATTATTACCATTAAAAATAGTTGAATTATTATTACTTTGTGCAATTCCATCTGCACCTGCACCACCAGTACCATTTATATCTCCGCCAGAACCAATACCACCTGCACCACCAGTACCTGCTTGTGATGTACTTACCCATGTAGTACCACCGCCTCCGCCAGTAGCTTGAAGTGTAATTCCATTTAAAGTAATTGATGATGTTCCACCTGCACTACCATTTTGATTACTAGAATTACCTGCTGAACCTTTACCACCTACAGTAAAATTATATGTACCTGCTGAAACACTTGTGAAGATTTTAGTAGTCATTCCTCCTCCGCCACCTCCAGAGCCACCATTAGAGCCAGTTCCAGATGGTACGCTTCCACCACCACCGCCACCACCAATTACATAAAGTTTGACTGGTTGTGTTTGTGAAATTGTAAATGAACCACTTGACGTATAAATATTCTCAACACCTGCACCACCATTAATAATACTAAATTGTCTATCAGCAGTTTGTCCACTATCTGATGTTGCTCTTATTGTAAAAGTATATGTAGTGACAGCACCTACTGTTGGTAAAGTACCAGTTATTGCACCAGTTGATGTGTTTAAAGAAACACCACTAGGTAATGCACCAGATTGTATTCCATAACTTGATATACTTCCATCTGTATCTGTGGCAGTCACTTGTAAATTTATAGTGTCGCCATTAAAACCACCACCAATATTACCAGAGGCAGTAGTCCAAGATGGTGTAGCATCAATATTAAATGCATTTTCTTTTATTGAAGAAAGACCACCTGCTGAATTTACTTGAACATCAAAAGGTTCTTTAGTTGCATCAATGTTTGTAGGTATTCTTGCTGTAATTTGTGTTGCACTATCTATTGTGACTGTTGGTGACGAATATTCTGTTCCATCATTTCCAATAAATTTTACTGTAGCACCAGTAGCAAAATTTGTTCCTGTTAAAACTAAATCAAATCCTGCTGTAATACTATCACCATCAATATTTGTGTTATTAACTGAACTAACTAATGGTGCAATATCAATACTTTTAAATACATTTCCAGTATAGTATTCAGCTAATCCAGTTGTAGAATTAAACCTAATTTGACCTGCTGTACTACCTCTTTGTGCTGTAGTACCTGTAGCTACTTTAGTACCTTCAGTACCAGTATCGACTATATTCTCGAATTTAAAGTCAGCTATATCTCTAGCTTTTGTCATATTAGTTTTTCTCCTACAATGTATTTGTGATTTTTATTATTCAGCTTTTGGATTATCAGCTTTAACTTTTGCTATAGCGTCTTTCCAAGTAGTCGTTCCATTTACACTATCCCAGTATTGCATATCAAGTTGTTCTTGTATGCTTGGATATTCTTTTACTCTGTCATCAACATAATATTTAGCCTCTGCCATTTCTTGTGCTTTAGCTTTTATGTCAGCATGACTTGGTTCAGAAACATTCTCATTTCTAAAAACAATAGATGTAATTTCATTATTTTCATCAGTTGAAAGAGTTTTTACTGGTTCTCCAGTTAATTCTCTTACTGCTTGTAAATAATATTCTGATTTATCTTTTCTCATATATTTTACTCCTCAAATTCATAAATTGTTAAACAAGGACTTCTAAATTGTACTGAACCATTAGGACTTTCATCATACCAATAACCTTGTCCAGTGACTGTTATTGTGTTGGTTGATGAATTGCTATCCATTCTTGAAATACAACTAGAATCTCCATAATCCATTCCAGTAGTACTTAAATCATAGAAACCATATTGAGAAGCGTGGTGATTAGAATAATTTATCCCACCAGATTGTGCTACTGATAAAGAAAGTCCAAAACCCCCAACATCTTCAGATGAAAAACCACCAATACCACTTGTTAATTGAACTAATATTTTTGATGATGTTGATTGTGGTGTGTAGCTTAAAGTACTACCCATAATATTTGCGTGGTCTCTAGTGTCGCCAGAACCATCTGAAGAAACAGTCGTATTTCCATTATTAAAAAGTGACTTCATTCCTAATACTTTTGAACCAGAACCAAATTCAAATCCATTTGCACTCGAATTAGTTTTAAGAACTTGGTTTGCTGAACCCAATGCTACTGAACTCACGTTTCCACTAGCGTCTGTAGTCACAATTTTATTGTTTCCAACGCTTAGTGTTGTTCCACTAGCCATTTTATTCCAGTAAGTAGTGTTTACTGTTCCACTTGTTGATGGCGTTTGTCCTGAAGCTGATGATGAATTTACGTATACGTAAGAAGAAGTTTCACCATTGTCAGTATACTGAACGACATCTTTTTCTTCATAGGTAGTACCACTCGCATACGTGCCTTTCCACGTAAAAGCAATCTTACCTAAATCAATAGTTGCCATAGTTTTTTCTCCTATATTTATTAAATTGTAGCTATTAAGTGACCTGAACTATTTAGAGACCACGTAAAGCCTGTTGAAGCGTAAACGACATCATCAAAACTAGCGTATGTACTAGCTGAAATATTATCATTCCCACCATTTGTTGTTGTGACTTGTAGTGTGTCCACTACTCCATCACTATCTGTATCTGTTAATACAAATCCATAAATTTCTGCTGAACTTGCGTTAGCTAATTCAAAAGCGTTTTCTGCTGAATTAACTACTAATGCTTTAGTTGCGTTGCCTGTTAAATTACTTGAAGTTAAACCTGTACCACCTCTAGCTACTGGTAAAGTATCTGAAGTGACTGCTGTTGCACTGAATGAAGCAATATCAAAAGTACCATAAGAAATAGTTTGTAAAATATCTCCTGCCGAAGCACCTGCTGTTAGCGTAATTTGATTTCCACCACTAACTGTGTAGTCGTTAGAAGAACCCTCAACTAACTTCACTCCATTCAAAAAGACATCTAAGTAATTATTATCGAAAACTAAAGCAACGCCATAAGTATCATTACCACTAAATACTGTTTGGTTTGCTGTAGCTGTAAATGTATTACGCTGTGAAGTACCATTGACACTTGAACCTGCGTTTTGGAATGATGAACCCGAATAGACTTTCATTATGTCATTCGTGCTATCCCACCATAACATTCCTTCAACTGGACTAGATGGTTGTGTCGCTGAAATTTTATAATTATTTCCGAAATAGTTTACATCAGTTAAGTTAGTAGCAACTGTATCAACATTTGTAATTGAATTACCAACATTATTAACATTGGTAATTGAACCTGCTACAGTATTAATATTTGTAATTCCTGCACCGACTGTATTTACAGAAGCTATGTTTGTAGCAACTGTATCAATCTCTGAAGTTGCTTCGTTTAAATCATTTGCTACAGTTTCTACTTCTGAAACTGCTTCTGCTAAATCATTAGCAACTGCAATAACATCATTAATATTTGTAGCTACTGTGTTTACTGAAGCTATGTTTGTAGCAACAGTATTAATATTAGTATCACTACCTGCTACTGTATTGATGTTAGATGAATTTGAATTAACAGCGTTAATGTTTGAAATATTATCATTAACTGTAGTTAAAGCTGTTTTGTTTGCTGTAGATAACCAAGTGTTTTCTAAGTAATACTTAGTGACAGCATCTTGATTGTCTACTGGATTAGCAACATTTATAATTCTTTTGTTTCCTGCATCGTATCTATCACTAGCGTCTAATCCTAATTTTGATGCAACATTATCTTTTGTTTCTTGTGCTAAATAAAAATTCTGGTCTGCTGATTGGTCTGA